CCTCTCCCACCTTCGCCGCATCCGCAGCCTTGCCGGAGATGGAGAGGGTGGGGTCAATGATTTTATCGACAACGTTTTTTGTTTCATTGGCAGTGGATTCAGCGTCAGCAATGCCGTTTTCTATGTGATTCAGATTTTCGGCGGTCAAAACATTGCCATTTGCAAAGTTCTGCTTTTGATAACCCATAGTCAAGATTCCTCCCGTTCTTCAGTAGTAGGTGAATAAACCAGCTGTCCGTTTTGGACTTTATAGGTTCGTAGGAAAGGACGTCCATCCGGAATGCTTTCCATATACAAAACGCCGGGTGGGGCTGGCGTTGCGTTGTATGCCGGGTCAACGCTTCCAACGCTCATGATGGTTCCATCCTCTTGATATGTAATCATGTACATTTAGCGACTCCTCACATCAATCCATAAACAGCACATGGAACACAGCAGGTATCGTGCTTATTGAATTTCACACCAACGCCGGAAGCCTTTTGGGTATAGTATCCGCCTTGCCCAAATGTTATCCCATTATATGAAACGTGGACTCTTCGGACTCTCGGATAGTCCCACACACGGCTTGCAATCGACCAAATTCCATTGATGGGGAAAACGGTATACTGCAAGTCGCTTCCGTTCACTCCGCTGCCGTCCAAACCGGTGTAGTATTCCCCGAACCCAATCATAATGGCGGAATACTGGCGCAACCGGCCATCGTTGCAGATCACAGCGCCATCGCCAATACCGCTGCCAGGGTCGCCGTTCTCCCAAATTTTGTCCTGGCGAATGCCGGAGAATGTAATCTTTCCAGAGTCAATGGTGCAGCTTCCGCTTCCGTCTGTAATGGAAATGCCCCTGTCTGTAACGACAACTTTGTTATTGCCACGAACAACACGGATGTCTTCGCCGGTGATTTGAACCTTGCCATCCCATCCTTCATGCGTGATAACCAATCCTTCACTTTCGGTAAAGGTCATCATGCTATGAAGTTCTTTTTTTGTCGCCTTCGTCTCAAGACTTTCGTTCGTCTGACGATTGGTGCTCGCCTGCTGGTTTGTAACGCCGCTATTAGACTGTGTGTAAGAAGAGCTTGTGACGGTTTCGCCAGCACCGGAAATGGATGTATTGCAGTTCAGCGAAAATGTGACGTTGGTTACAATCGTGTTATGAAATGCACCGTCTTTGTCCTTGTAGCGAATCATATCCATCGGAAACAAATACGGAGCAGACTTTATGGTGGCGCTGTATGGACGGTAAGAGAAGCTGCCTCGTGCGGCAAGAAGTTCCTTCAACACGCCATCATACGAATTGGTTAGGAACCCGCAGTCACTCAAATCAAGCGCGTACTCGTTCGTTCCAGCAAGATAGGTTGCTTCGTCACTCACGTCACAGGCAAAGCCGGTGATTGTGATGTCATTCTCCAACAAATCACTGGTGTACCGTTCGTTCATCGTGACGGTGACGGCTGTTTGCTCATACCATTTAAGAACAAGCTGGCCGTCCTCGTTCATGAAAGCGCAAGTGCCTGTCAACTGCGCACACCATTGTAAGCATTGGCGATAAGTCAACTGCTGTGAGGAAGATGGAAAACCGCCAATACTATACTGATGGTTTGGAAGAACTGTCACATCGGTCAAAAGAGACACGCTGCACAACTCACAAATTTTCTGAATTAGCGCATCAACATGAATTGGAAACGATATTTTCGAATAATCAACGGCCTTGTCGAACTTGACCATGTAATCAAGGGCAGAAACAGTAATGATTTGCAGCTTTCGAGGAGACGTGTCGATAATGAATCGACCGCATGGAATCCAAACGACCTGTGCCTTTGTTCCTGCATCACCAATCAAATTCTTTCCAAGAATGAAATTGCCAATGCCATTGAGAGCGCCAAGAACGGACTGCCCAAGAACAAAATGGCCAAGTGCTGTCGGGTCATCGCTCCAAACGCCGACCTTTACATAGAGCACGGCCCCTTCAAACGAAACGTTGTCAAACTTTCCGTCGTAGTTCCGTAACTTCAAGGATAACTCAGACGCTACCGCAGAGCCGACCTCAATTTTGCTGTTGGTCACGCTGTATCGGTCAATCTTTAGTCCGCCCTGGACAATGTCCGCTTCGGTGATGGTAAAAGATTCCTTTCCGTTGGAAAATTCGATGGCTGCGGTCTGACGGTTTCCCTCGTTAAAGTAATTTATAACGTCTTGCGATACGTTTACCATCAGTGTGCAGCCCTTTCGATGATATTAAAGGATATTCCTTCCCAACGGCGCATCCGCGAATTGTACATCGGCACGGAACGGTCGCCAACGTAAAACTCGCTGGTTTTCCACTCGCCAGCCATTGCGTCAAGGTAGGTGACGTTGATGTACTCCGGGTTAAACGCTTTCAGGATAACAGCGGCTTCTTGAATGGTGGTGTACTTCCATTCCAGTTCAAGCTTGACACATTGGCCAAGCCGTTTCTTATCCATGATGTTTGCTTCCGTTCGGCCAGCATCAGATGCGGAAATATCCTGCAACTTCCACTGATAAGAAGAGGGGCATTTAAGATACTGCCCATCCACGCTCCGAATCGGATTGTACTGGTCGTAGTCCATAAATGCCCCTCCTTTAAGTGCCAATGGGAATAATTGTTTTTCCGTTTCTCTGGTTTACCCGGCTGATTGCCTGAGATATGCTGGAAACGGAAATTTCGGAAGTAGATTCCTTTTCAAGCAGAGCCTTCAACAGTTCGTTCTGCTGACGAAGAAGCTCATTCTGTTTGGCCATAGCCGACTCAACGCCTTCGCGGATGCCCTCAACAATCTGATCGTTGTTGGCAACTGCGGTGTGTCCGCCCATGCTGCCAACAAATTCCGGACCGGACTCTCTGGCCAAAAACAGCTGCCCATCATCGGGGAAACCGCCGTCAGCAAAACCGAACTTGTTTTTGGCAATTTTGATTACTGCGCCAAATGGGTTAAAAATGTCTGTCAGAGTATCATTGACCGTGTTGAAAACCTTTTCTCCGAAACTCTTGCTGGAATCAGACCAGGTATTCTTCAAGTCCTTTATCCACTGAACATGGCCGGTAATACCAAGACCAAGAGCGGCTCCAGCACCAAGAACGCCAGCGCCAGCCGGAAGAGCTGTGCTTCCGATTGCACCGAGCATACTAGCTAGTCCACCGGAAGAACCGGAAGCGCCTCCAACGCCAAGCGCTTTGATTTTCCCGGAGATGAACGTAAGGGCTTCACCAGCTTTGGTCTTAATCAAATCCCATCCGTCTGAAACGATTTTCACAATGCCGGAATCCGCGCCAAACAGATTGGAGAAAAATGTCTTCAAACCGTTGTAAGCATCTTTCAGAACCGGAACCTGGTCGATAACCTCGCCAACTTTGGTTTTCAAATCATTGAATGTCTTGACAACATTTTTGATGCTATCAATAGTGCTGGAAAGGCTTTTAACGGCAGTCGATACTTTGTCGAGAGCGAGATAAGCTCCTTCGAATGCCTTTTGAATGGCAAGCCCAGCAGCGCTAAGAGCGCCGTTGTAATGGTATTCGTTTTCGACTTCAGCAATGCTACTCTTGACATACGTTTTCATGTCAGAGAAAACGGACTTAAAGGCCTTTTTAGTTTCAACGATAGACTTTGAGGTGTTGGACAAGGCGCTAATAGAATCGGTAAACCCCTGCGAAATCTTCTTGCCGACATCCGACACAGCGTTGATACCATCCGAGAAATCCGTAAACGAAGACCTGATTTTCTTGAGCCAGTCAGTCAAACTGCCACCAACGTTCGACAGAACATTGCGCAGACTCATGGCGGTCTTTTCGAGGTTAGTTTCGTCACCATTTGCGGTCATGGCAATGTTCGCATCGCCAATACCATAGTTGTCCTGCGTCAACTGCTGGCCAAGTGCAATCACAGAATCAGAGAGCTTCTGCATCGCTTGTTCAGCCATGCCCTTTGCGGCAGTAATACCGTTGGCAAGACCTTGGTCGATGTAGATGCCAAACTGTTCAAAAACTTTGGAAGGAGAATTGATATCAGTCTCAGTGGTAAACTTGTCGATAATGGTTCTGGCAAGATTTGCAGCTGCTCCAGTTGCGTTGCTGATTCCGCTCTGAATTCCTTTTACAAGACCTTGCCAAACGTTTTTTCCAGCTTCATACATTTTTGATGGCAGAGAAGCAATTGCGTCTGCAACTGCGTTTACCATGTTTGCAGCGGCTTTTCCTGCTTCTGCTGCCCAGTTTTCTACTCCATCCAAGAACTTTGTAAAGGATTCACCAGCCGATTTAATGTGGTCATCCAAATGAACAAACCAATCAATTACGCTCCCGATATCCGATATCAAATCAGCCAAACCAAGAAGAGCATTAGCAATAAAGCCTTGATTCATCGAAACATCAAGGCGTTCCGCTTTGGTCGGGCCTTCGCCAACCCAGCGAACAAACGTCTTAATGTCTGAAATAAGGTCAGCCAATCCGAGAAGAGCGTTCGGAAACAGCGTTTTGTTCATGGTGACATCTAAACGCTCAGATTCGCTAATTCCATCTTTGACCCAACGAATAAAATTGGAAATACTGTCTACGATTTGAGCAAACCCGTCAACAAAGAAGGAAGCCATGTTTCCGGCATCAATTCCAAGCTGTTGGAAGGAACTGTGCCAATCGGATTTCAAATTAAAAGACTCTTTCTCGCTCTCACTTCCCAATCCGCGAATTGCAACAGAAACAGCCTCAAAGCCGATAACAGCCAGACCGGCCACTGGATGCCCGCTGACAATCAATCCAATCCCGGCTAAAGTCACAGCCAAGTCGCCCAAGTCTAAGTCTAGTTTTTTTACGACTTTTCGAATTGTTTCAAAAGCGTTAGAAACGCTTTCTTTCCATTCATCAGGCAAAAAGCCAAGAATCTGTTGCGCAAGTGTCTTAATAGACTCTTTTAGATGCTCGATAGACTGTCCGAGCTTTCCTTCGGTAAGGGAAATATTCCACCCTTGAGAAAAACCGAGCGCTGCAAGTTCGATAAGACTTTTAATTCTTTGCAAGCCGGTTCTGAACTTTTCGCTGTTTTGGTACAAATCTGCAAAGCGCCATGCAATCAAAGCGACTGTTCCAGCAATCACGACAAGTTCAGGATTGACAAGCAACAATTTTTTTCTTATTTCTCCAACAAGCTGTCCCAGTTTATAAGCTAATCCGTGAGCATCATTTAACTGCTTAAAAAGAGCTTCTGCAATTTTCCATGCAGCAAATCCAGCAGATACACCAGCGATGATCGGAAGAAGTTTTTTAATCTTCTCTTTAATTTCATCAACGGAAGAACCGACATAGTTTTTGAACATATCGTAGCCGGACAAGTCTACATCGCCCAAGATATTGCCAGTAGCGCCAGCACCAGAGCCCGAACCACCAGAAGCACCATTGTCCTTCTGGATAACGTTCAGCTCGTCAAAGCCCATGATGTAGTTTTTGAACGCCTTTGCTGCCTTGCCGGTCGCTTTGGTGGTATTGTCCATCGCATCCGTGACGCCACCAACGGCATCGCTTGCACTACTAAAATCGGTGAACTCCACCTTCACGCCCATTAACGATGCGATGCCGGTCACAAGTTCTTTGACCAGTTCAACGGCTGCGATCAGCGGCGGGAGGATAGATTTCAGGGCGGGGTAGAGCAAAGAACCGACAGAACGCGCCAAGCTGTTCAGCTGTGCTTTCAGAATCTTTATCTGGTTGGCGGGGCTGTTGATGGTTCGAGCAAAATCGCCCTGCGCATCGGTGGTTTGCTTTATAATGGCAATGTACCGCAGAACAGCTTTATCAGCCTGAGACAAGGTAGAAACGCTCTGTGAATAGCCAAGATTAAGCAATTCCTGTTGCAACCGCGCGTTAGAAATATCGACACCCAGACGGCGAATGGGTTCCAATTCGCCAGAAATAGCCGCCTGAATCTTCGTGAATGATTCCGCAACAGGGATATTCTTCAAAGAAGCGAGGTCATAGCCAAGCTGCGTCAGATTCTTCGACAGCACATACGCCTTATCGCTTGCCATGCCAAACGAAGTAGTCAGACCCTGAATCGTTGCCATGTTGTTCATGGCTTCAGTGGGGTCGATGCCAAGCAGGGTCTCCATCTTGTTAATGAACGTGCTTGCTTCACCAGTCAACTCTTTCATGGACACGCCAAAAAGGTTGACAGCTTCGTAGTAATCGCTAAATTTGGCAACCGCGTTGCCAAGATAATCAGCAATGGCTTTCAGCGAGACCAGCTTTGCCGCAGACCGCATGAAACCGTTTAGCTGGCTGGAAAGGCTCAAATAACTTTTTGCAGATTTACTGCTTGCTTTTGTAGCACCGTCCGTTGCCGCAATGACTTTTTGAATGTTGGAGGGTAACTTCGCAAACGAATTTCCCACCGTTTCGATTTTGGAAGCAAGCGGGTCAAGGGCATCTGTGATTTTCTTGCAAGAAGTGGCAAAATCATCCAGTGTCTTTGAATCCAACTTGCCGCTAAAATCTGGAATTTTTGCAATGGAATTAAGCGCGCTGCTTACACTTCTAAGGCCAGACGCATCAACTTTGGAAAGCGGGGATAAGCCGTTTTGCAGGCTATTCATTTTGCCTTTCAGCCCAGAAAGGTCAAGGCCTTTCAAATCGACCGAAGAAATCCTAGTTAATGCACTGGCAACTGAGCGGATGCCCTTTGCGCTTTCAGACAGGTTCACGTTGGAAATCCTGTCCATAAAATCATTGATTCTACTAAGTCCATCCATACCAGACGAAGCAGACTTCAACGCAGAGATAGACCTTGTTAAAGTGTCAAGGCTAGAACATACCTTGCCTATACTACCTTTTGTGCGCAGTTTGGAAATGGCGGTAGTGAGCTTGTCGATGTTAAGCTCTGCGCCTTGCGATTCCGCAGAGATTTCTACGGATAAGCTTGTAATATCAACATCAGCCATCACTACCACCATCCTTCTGATTCATCATGGAGAACATTGCTCTCTTGATGCGTTCTTGCGCTTCCAGTGCGCGTTGGTATTCGTACTCGTCCTGCTCTTTTTGCGTGAGAGGAATCGGTCTATCCATGTATTTGATTGGGCTAGACCCTTTCTTGCGGAACATATTGCCAACCGTAGAGGAAAGTGCAGATGCTGTGTAAAAACCGTTTCTCCATGCTTCAACATTGGCTCTGCGAGCGCGTAGTTCTTCCGCGTCTCGGTAGACTTTTGCAAGCCAAACATCGTCACGCCAGAACTGGTCATAGGTCATGCCAATGGAGATGTAATAGGCTTCTACATCGTGGAACAGCTTAGACACAGAGAATGGCTCTGTATTGTTGTCCGATTCCTGAGATTGTGCGGTTACACAATCTCCCACGTTGCGTTTTTTGCGGTCTTGTCCTCTTCATCGGTGGCGACCAGAGCCTTGATGGAATCTGCGTACATCTCCATCAGGGCAGCCATCAAGCCTTCCTTGTCCTCGATGTGCGCAAGCATATCATTGACCAGCTTGCGCTTGATGTTCTTGTTGCGGGCGATGAACGCGCCGTAGAACAGAGCAGAAGTGTTCTTGATAGGGTTGATGCCGTTAGAGAACTCGTAAATCTGGAAGCCGTTGCGTTCAGTGGCTTCAGCGCTCTCGCGGGTAAAAGTCAGTTCGTAAGTGTTCTTGCCATCGGGGGAATGAAAGTTGATAACCTTTGCAGCCATAATAAATGCTCTCCTTTATAAATAGGGGCAGAACCAAATCCAATGTTCAGTTCTGCCCGGTTTGATTGATTGATTCGATTTTTGCGGTTTAGCCGCCAGCGACAGTCAGGGTCTCGCTGAACTCAGGCTTCTTGGTGAAGATGCAGTTGATGGTCATTTCCACAACCTCGTCCACGCCAAAGCCGGACAAGCCGACCTGATGCATACCCTGCCAAGTGAAACCGGAGCCGTCCTGCATCTTCAGGGCGTAATACTTCACAGTGTTGCTCTCGGAAGTCTCATCGTAGCCAGCTTCCTTGACCTTCTTGTAGTCAGTCTTGTTGTAGTTGGCGGTGAAAGACTTGGTGTCGCTCTGGATGATGCCAAAGATGTTGACCTGCATAGGGTCAGACAAAGTGGTGGCATCCAGAAGGTTCGGCTCAGAGATCAGGTCGGGTACATCCTTGATGTCGCACAGCTTCGTCAAAGCGGTTGCGCTGTCGCCACAGTACAGAGTGGTATTCAGGCCGGAGATAGCAGTACTCATAGAATGTTTACCTCCTTAGTTTCGGTAAATCATTCCGTCCTCTCCGATTGTTGCCCCATAGCTGCAATCAATCCGATAGACGGAATTGTTGTACAGCCCATTCAACGGGGCAAACGATTTTCGATAGAAATTGAGCGGTTCCAATACAGAATCCACGATGCTCACAATGGAGCGGGCTTCTGCAATGCGTCCGCTGGTTTTATTGGAATAGACACGCACACGCAGAGAAACGGCAGCATACTTGCTTCTGCTGGCAGAATCCAGATGAACCGGGAGATTGCTGTTTTCCTCTATCTGCACACACGGAAACTTTTTGACGTTGCTGTCGTTGATTTCACCGGTGACAAAGATGCCGGGAACCTGTTTCCGAAGTTCTGTCGCAACGGCTGTGAAGATGTAATTGAAATAATCGATCAACTATTCCAGACCTCCCTCCACGTTGCTTCGACTTGAGAAGCCATTTCCTCAACAGCTCCCCACATAGCCATAGCTGGTTCGTTACCATCGGTGTAATTCAACTGGCCTTTGCCATCCACCTGCTTGACAGGCGTGCCAGCATTTCCAGATTCACCGTAGTAGTACCAACGCTTGTGCTGTCCGTTCCCTTTGCCGTATGTTCCGTGTTTGCCAACGCCATCAGGAAGTTCGCCGCCATAAGCAGTGTGTAAAACACCAGTTCCAAACTCGATGAACGCAACCGCCTTTCCTTCTGCAACGATGGTACAGGTGTTTCCGTTCTGCTCAACACGGCAAGAAACATCGTTACTGCCAGCATATTGAGCATTAGCAAAGCGAACTTTTGCCACGTCAAGCCCTTTGTCAGCCAGTGCCTTTGCAAACTCCTGCGCTTTTTGATTCAGGGTGGTCTTGTACTCCTGTATCTGACGTTCAGCATCACGAAGTCCGGCATCGCTCAACCTCACTTTAATTTTCACTTGCGGCCACCTCCTTCAGCGCATACAACGTGTCCGTGATATGCTCTGCGACCTTGACCACAATGTAGTTGAAGGGATTTGAAACGTCCGTCTGAAACCAGACGTGCGTTCCCTCATAAAGTGGAGTGTTATGCTTTCTGCTGGACGAACTGACCACATAGCTGTAATCCGTAAACGCTCCAAAAGGGCTTGCTTCAGCAGAACCAGTAGGCGGGCTGACGTTCAACATCAGCTTTGCAGGGTCACTCCACGTCTGCGATGTCTCGCCGGTTTCGTTTCCCCATTCGTCCACAACAGGTTCTTTCTCGCCGATGGAGTTTGAATACCACAGCGGGCGCTTGTCCAGCGGGCTACCATTGAACATTAGCCGATAACACCTACTCTCGGAACCACTTCGTTCAGCAGGGACTGTGCCACATCGGACGATTCCCACACACGAGTGATACCGTTATTGGTATAGCTCGTCTGTCCGTTTGCGCCAATGTGGTTGTACAGTTCCGCTGCAATGCGTATCTGCAACGACTGATACTGCAATGGCAACTCGTCCGGCCTGTTGCCGAATGGGTAGCCCTGTGCAAATATCTTGTCCTTAGCAAAATCAAGCAGCAGGTCGAAGAGTGGGTAGTCCTCGTCCGTGACTTCACGGTCAAGTGCAGGAGCAATGTACTGCCCCAGCTTGACTGCCGCTTCAGAATACTGGTCTCCCATGCTGCTTTCCTCCTTTTTCCTTAGTAAGCCTTGATGCAGTACACAGCGTCCATGCGCTCAAAGGACGGCAAGACGATTTCAGAGACGTAAATGTTAGTGTTGACAGGATGCACGGTCTGTTCGGTTGTAACGGCAACGCCGGTGTTCACAACGGAAACCTGTGCATTGGAGATGCCAGCCATCAGATCGACTTCTTCGGGAGTAGCAACATAGTACATATTGCCAAGAGAACCAGAAGGAGCCAGCACAACATAGCCATCGGGCAGATACTTCTCGGCAGCAGCGGTCTCTTCCGGCTTGAACATCTTGTCATACAGGTGGATGCGAATATCGGATGCAGTTTCGACAACGGAACGTGCTTCGGAATCAACCAGCACAGCGGTGGCGGTCTTCATAACCGTCAGGAACCGGTTCTTGATTTCATCCGCAGCAATCATCTTATGGAAAGTGTTGGTGTTCATGTAGGCATCGGCAATGATCTCGCCAGTGTTTGCAAGAACAGTGTTTGCGGCATTCTTCATCGTAGCGATGGGGGTTGCGGTGGTGGGAGCGTCCCACTTCTCCTTAGTGGTCAGAGCCTTGTAATTGGACTGCTGCCAAGTGCCGTCCGGGTCATAATCGTAGACGTAACTCACGCCGTTGGATTCGATGGAGATGCCGGGCTTGCCAGTCTTAGGAGCCAGAAGTTGCCACACCATTCGCTCAGGCACAATGCGAGCGCCGGTAATAAGCTGTGCGGTATCATCGTAGACACGATTGATAACGTCTGCCGCAAACTCCTGATTGGTAGCCAGAACAGAGATAATATTGCGGCGGTCTTCCTCGTCAATGTGAGTGCCCTCACGGAAGAACGGCATACTGGTCTTGGTTATCTTGATGCCCTGACGAGTACGGAACGTAGCCTTAGTGTCAAACACGCTAGGCTTCAGCGAAACGCCTACGCCCTTGTGGCCACGCAGCCACTTCAGTTCCATGCTGACTTTCTTACGGGCAGGGAACAGAGCATCAGAAGCATAGGGCTGCGCATTGGTCGGGTCATTCGTCCAATAGGCGGCAATCGCAGCGGGGGAGAAGATTTCATTCAGATTCAGTGCCATAATTTAGTCCTCCTTACTCGCTCTTTGCGCCAACATCAGTACGGCAGAAAACGGCAGGAACAGCCTTTTTCAGAGCGGCAATATCGTTTGCAGAATAGGTAAAGCCGGACAGCTTTGCCTTGTCCACATCAATAACGCCCTGAATCAGCAGCGCGCCATTGGGGTTGACGGCAGGGTCAACGGTGTGCAGCAGAATTCCGATGGCATCGGTAGCTGCGTCAGTAGCGCTAGTGCCAGTAGTGGCAGCAGCTTTCAAACCAGTCTTTGCCATGGGATAACCAGCCGGAACGGCATTGGTTTCCTTGACGGTAAAGGGAATGGCAACGTAGGTATCAGCAGCCAGAATAGTGCTTTCAGGAGCCGATACCGGAGTATTGGTGTACTTCATGTTTTCCTCCTTAATGGAAAGCAGTCATTGCGTCACTCGATGCCTTGTTTGCGTCTGCACGCTCCTGTGCAAAGCGTTTAGCAAAAGCAACACCTGCGCTATCTGCGCCGTTACCATTGCCATCCGCACCCGGAGGCGTGGGCATATCCTTCAGCAAAGAAGCCTTGTATGCGGTGTCATGGGCGGTCATAAACTCCGACTGGAACTTAAACACCTTGTCCATGTCGCCGTCAGCCAGTGCAGATGCAGCTTTGCCAGCAAGTTCAGCGTCATAACCCTGTGCAACGAACTTCTCACGGTAAGATGCAAGGGTTTTTTCCTTGACGAGTTTTTCCTTGTCGGCAGTTAGGTCTTCAATCTGCTTCTGCATCTCTGCCAGCTTGTCAGCCTGTTCCTGTGCGGCGTTCTCGTCATCGGTACGCTTAGCTTTGAGCTGCTTCTTGTACTCGGCTGCTTCACCGTTGGCTTTCGTCACGGCGTTGCGCAGCTTCTCGACCTCTGCGTTAGGGTCTGCAACCTTTTCAAGCGCAGAAATGATTTCATCGGCGGTCATGCCCTCTTTGTAGGCATCACCAAGCAACACACTGAGTTTCATATCGTTAATTTCCTCCTGCGTTTTTTTACCGTTGCTTCCCTGCAACGCTGCGAAATTTGTATCCCGGCTTCCCTGCCGGAATATATCAGCCCGAAAATTCGGGGTGATTCTGATTTATGCTTTATAAATGTCGTACTTGATGCAAATCTCTTTGATTTTGGAGCAATCATATCCAAGCCACATAAATCCAGAAATAAGGCTTGCGGGTATCTTGCCGGAAGAAAGTTCAACGAGAATCCATTCAGTAGCTTCCCGTTCACTTTTTAAGTTTTCGGAATCTGTAATCAATGCTTTTTCCGAAAAAAGTTTGCACAAAATATCAGTTGCGTCAGCGTTCGATTCTTCGTTTTCGGAAAGCTTCCCGTGCAAACAAACATATTCTTTGATAGCAACGATAGCTTCTTCTTTGATTTCCGCAGAAAACCATTCGCGACCAATAGAAAATTCGGAAAAAGCACTATGCAATTTACTTTCAATCTCAAAAGCGTTTGAAATCGGCTTGCTTGCATACACAAGTGAAATATCAGGGCATCCAATTCTCAAAGAATTAAGCCTTTTAACTGGATTTTCGGAAACTCCAATCTTTACCTTGCTTCCAGACTGCATCAAGTAAACACTTTTGTTTTTTATGCCATACCTGCATCTTTCTCTTTCTTAGTATCGTCAGCCTGTTCATCAACCATTTTGCCGGTGTCGGCAATATGGTCAGTCGGCCGTTCCTGCGGTTTCGGAGCTTTGCCATCCTCGCCAAGCTTGCCAGCGGCAATCAGGAAGGGCTTGCTCATTTCGTAAGCAGCCTGCGGGTCGGGGAACAGACCGGGCGTGGTGAACGCCAGCTGCGGGTCAATCGGCTGCTGGATCATCTGCGCAAAAATCTGAACCTTACTCTGCTGGTTGTCGTACTGGCGGCGCGGCAGTTTGATGTTGATGTCACTCGCCATCAGCTTAGAACCAGCCGTGTCACGCAGGATTTTCAGCATTACAGACAGGCTCTGGCGTTCAGCAAACTTGAACATATTCTCGTACTGCTGCGCCCTTGCTTCGGTGTGATTCCAACCATTACGGACAATGACTGCGCCCACGTTGTCAGACGTTGCGTTCTCACTGCCGGTAGCACTGGGCATGGCAGTCAGACTGCGGTACACGTTCAACATGGAATCAAGCAGGGTCTGGCTCTGCTGCTGGTCAAGTTCGTTTGCAATCTGCGAAACGGATGCCGGAAGACCAGAGGTAGATTTCAGGCACATTGCGCCCAGTTCCTTGACCTTGTTAAGCGCATCCTCGTCCACAAGACAGTTCGTAAACACCATGATGGACTGGATGAACTGCGCCACACCGTCCAGCCGGTTGCTTTCAAGGTCGTTAATGGCATTCAGAACAGGGATAGCCGGTTCAAACAGACCCATCCGCTCCGGGTTCAGCTTATATTCGACCATCGGCAGCATTCCAAGAGAATGGTTCTCCGATTTTGTGACCTTGCCGTTGTCGATTTCAAAGTACTGGTTTGGCGTATACACGCAAATCAGGTCGTTCAAGTCGTTCTGATAATTGCGTGGAATGTGCAGCACGTTGGCAATCGGCTTGTGACCGATGCCGGAGTTGTAAATCACATACGCCATGTCTGGGTCTGGAACGTCCACCAGCAGGGGTGTTTCGTCCGGGTAGTTGCCGCCATATCCTTTGTCAGGAAGAACGATACGATATCCCTGTCCGCACTCCAACATCCACTGCCAGAGCCGCCGATCAAGCGCGTCCTTGCCTTCATACTGCAAAGCGTTAGACAGGCGGGCTATTTCCTCACCGTCACCTGTTGCCGTTTCAGACCGCACATAAGAGCACGGTGTGCCGCTCATATAGCCTGTGTAGAAGCCCACGCATTCGTTGGCGTGATTCTCTACAATGCGGTTGGTGATTTCAGCGTGGTATTCCTTCGTGCGTTCGAGGACAGGCTGGCTACCCAAGTAGTAGTTGTGCAGAAAGCGGATCTCATTCTTGTTCAGCAGATGAATAGGCTCTGCCTTGCCCATAACCACTTTCAGCACGTTTGCCCGATTGATTTCCGTCTCCGGCGTTTCAATCGGTCTGCGTCCGGTCAGCGGTTCATTCAAAAAGCCATTAACAACTATCTGATACTCAGCCATGTGTTCCTCCTTTCCGGCAAAATAAAAAGCGCAGCAAGACAAACCTGTTAAGGTCTATCTCACTGCGCTTACAACTGCGCTTCAAAAAGCTATTTAGTTTTTAAACTTCGGAACGGACACCCATGTTTCTTTTGGAAGGCTGGAATCTCCAATTGTAATCCAATGGCAAAGAGGGCACAGAAGGGAGAACTTACCTTCCACTTCGCCAAGATAACGTCCGCAATCACATAGATTGCCGTTTGCGTCTTTTCGAGGACGCTTGCATCTGATTTTTGCTACCATCTGTGCTCCTTTCGTTGGATTTCTGGAAACAGGCTGTTGAGCACAGACCTGTCAGAAGCTACTGGGAAACTGTTCGCACTTCCAGCCGTGCTATTCTCCGCCCGGAGAAAACCATTGCAGCTGTTTCATTCTGCTGTCGGACAGACGTAAAACGGGAAGCTGCAATTTTGGTGCCACATAATGGATTTGAACCAATGTATGCCCGGATATGAGCCGAGTGCTTTAACCATGCTAAGCTAATGTGGCATAAAAACCCGGCTTGATTGGTTAACCGCTGCTCTTTGCAATGTCATGCCTAAACATCGCATCGAGAGCCGGGAATAACGGCAGAGGTATTATCAGAAGAATATATCCATGCAAAGCAAGAGAATCGTTGTGCTGCGTAGCGGGTTTGAACCGCTTCGTGTCAGTTGGGGGAGTACAAACAACGTTTCGTCCACTCGAAAACGCAACATATAATCCCCGCGACAGAGAAAGGCAGCTGTCGCGGGTGAGTGAGAAAGGAGTGTAATGCAACAAACTGACGAGTAAAAATGACTAAAACCACGTCAATGCAATACATTAGAGGAAGCTGCAAATCTTCCTGCTTATATTTTAAGTCAAAATGCAACCTAAAATCAAATTTTTGTTTCCAAGCACCGCTATATATGACACTTTTATCAAAAAGGCCTCTTGACAGGCTCGATTTTACTGATTCCGTTATACAGTTCATCGGCAAGCTGCGCCAGACTGTCCGGTGCATCATCGTGCGGAACTTTGCCAAGCTGCGTGAACATAGTCACTTGCTCCATGAACGCTTTGTACTCTTTCGACTGGTGCTTTTCGTCAAGGAAGTAAAACCGTTTAATGTCCGGCGCATACTGGATGATTCTGGACAGCTTGCTTTGCCCGCTGGGCGCACGCTGGCTGCGGACAGAACAGTGGTATCCCTGCTGCCGAAGCTGGCTGTCTACCACGTCACAGTATTCATCGCCGCCGTTGTTGGCTTCTCCGCGTACCACGTTGATTTTATGCTGGATAATTTTTCCCACGACTTCCGGCCTGGTCACGGTCTTATCGCCATTGTTAAACACAAGGTCTGGGATAAACACAGCATCTCCGTACACATAAGCGATAGGACACGCGGTGAAGTCACCGCCGCCCCATGCAATATCCATGACCATGAGCTTGCGATCAGGCTCACCATCAGGCAGAACGCCGTTGAAGTACCGCAGCTCATCAGCAGGGAATAGCAGACCTTCACGCACATAGGGCTTGCCCATGTACTTTGCCCACCATGTTGCATCGTCAATGCTGGCTTTCATGTCGGCATAGTAGGCATCGTCAAATCCAACACCGTAGTCATAGTTGAAATTGCTGTGTCCGTTCTCGTCCACAGCTGGAATCACCCGAAATCTGTACTTAGGATTGTCTGCGTACTGGCTCTGGATGCGCCCCAGAGGGTCAAGCACGTTCCAGCGTGTGCCGACCATCAGCTCTAATGCGCCCTGCTTTTTACGGTCTTTCAACTGGTTAAGGTAGGCATCGTACTTGTTGTTTAGACGCTCAACGTTTAAGCTTTCTTCCAAGTCCTCAATCAAGTCATCGCTGTACAGAACGCCGCCCTCGCCAATTTCAACAGCACCAGTTAGCGTGCCGCCGATGGAACGACAGGTCAGAGTGGGGAAGCGCTTCTTTCGGTTCAGGTCAACGCTTTCGTCCTTTGCGCTCTTATCTACAAGCTGAACATCAGGGAAGATTTTACCCCAGTTATAGGTAACGGGGTCGGTGATGATAGACAGCACTTCTCCGTAGAAGCCGTTGGTCAGCTTGTCAGAATGTCCGCTCATGACCGATGCAACGTCCGGGCGATTGCCCATAAGCCATGTGATGAAAAATATACAGAGCGTACTTTTTCCAGTACGCGGGGGCTGACTAACCCCAAGAAATTCTACACGATGGAAAAACAAATCCTCTAGGTCACGAACCAGCGTCAGAAGCACCTTTCTGCGGGGCTGATAGAATTTCTTCTCCGGCGCACGATTCCATTCAAGGTAGATGCAATAGCTGTCGAACACATCTTTTGCTTCAAACAGGTACGTCCGGCTGATAATGTCATAAATCTTCGCCACGTCCTCGCCTGTTTTCATCTTGCCCATCATGGCTGCACAGACAGAACGCAACTCGCCAGAGTATTTGTAGGCATCGAACCGCTTGTCTTGCGGCAGAGCGTCCCTCAAATTCACGACCGCCTGAAACCAATCCTCATAGACCTGTGCTTCTGTCGGATTCTGCTTTGCATACGCTTTGATGCTGTCGATAATGGCAATGCACTGTTTTGGCTGCATAAAAAATAGGCACCCCCTACCTGAAAATGTAAAGAGTGCCTACAACTGCACAAAAATTAAATATTCGGTTTTATTCTCCAGCTTTGAAATTATAAATCGGCCTAATATGTTTTACAATATCAACGGTTGGAGAAATTGCGTTTATAATCTCCTGTGCCGGCTTATAAGCCATTGGGCATTCGTCCAACGTAGATTCATCGGCTGACGTAGTATAAATGCCATTCATCTGCTTTTGATATTCTTCAACGCTGAATGCTTTTTTAGCCGCTGTTCTGCTATATAGCCTACCAGCTCCATGAGGAGCGGAGAAGTTCCAATCAGGATTGCCCTTTCCAACGCAAATAAGACTTCCGTCTCGCATATTAAGAGGAATAATTAGCTTCTCTCCCTTTCTAGCGGATACAGAGCCTTTTCGGATAATATCATCCGATTCATCAATATAGTTATGAACGGTTTCAAAGAAGGACGCATGAGTTAGCATAGAATCAATTCCAACCCCGTCTAAAATGGAGTGCATAATTCTTGCCCGATTCATTTTCGCAAATGCCTGACAAATCCGCATATCGTTAAGGTAAGAATCACGTTCTTTCCCTTCAAGATAGCAAAGATCATTCGGAATATCGGGAAACTGAACATCCAATTCTTTGATTTTTTGCGAGATTTCTTGTTCACGACCCTGCGCTTTCAGTTCTGCAATCAGACGTTCCGTAGCGTCTTTTCTTTTGTTCTTTCCTTTAAGATTTGAAATGGCTACGCTTTGATGGTACTCGGCAACCTGCTTTCCGAGATTTCTGCTTCCAGTATGGATAACAAGGTACTGGTTTTTTTCTTCATCTTCGTCCAGCTCGATAAAATGATTGCCGCCACCCAAAGTACCCATGCTACGAAGAATCCAGTCAACATTATGTAGGCTGTCTTTGCAATCAAGCTGGCTAAGGAAGGCTCCCGACATTTTCTGCGATTCGTGAACATTCATTCCAGCCGGAACTCGTTCTCTGATTACTTTATCCAACTTTTCCGGGTCGATATGTTCAATTCCGAGTTCAGCAACAAGCATTCCGCAGCCAATGTCAACGCCGACAATATTGGGAATGACCTTCTTGCCCAAGTTTGCCGTGAATCCAATGACGCATCCAGAGCCAGCATGAACATCTGGCATAATGCGAATCTTGCATCCGTCAACAAAACTCTGATTGCAAAGCGTCAAAATCTGCTCAGTTGCCTTATCTTCAATATTGTCCGTGAACACTTTTGCAGAAGCATATTTTCCGTTAACCGTTTTCAATGTATTCTCCTTTCTCATTCGGTTTTATTCTAGGTTGCAAACAATGTCAACTGATTTTCAGCCTTTTAATGACTTCATCTACTGTAAGGAACCCTTCCACATCTTTGTCCGTTACAGAGCCCATCACTTCAATCAAGCCTTGTTCATAGCCATATGAACCATATCCGCAGATAGCATCCCATGCTCGCATTTCGCCATCATAGACCACAATCTGCGTTCCCCAGTCTTGGTCTTTGAATAAATCAGGCTCTTTCGATACCAATTCATCCATTTCGGGGAATCTGCGACCGTATGTGTGTTCAATAATGTCAGATCAGACCAGCCCCTGCAGCATCGGCTCTCATTTTGACAAGTTCTTTTTTGAGTTCAAAGTTTTTGCTGTATTGCTCCATAAACGACAGGACATTCATTTTCTTTTGGTTGTTTGGAAAAATAAATTCGTCCGAAACACCGTCTTTTGAAACGCTATAAAAATCCTTTGATATATGCTGTTTCTCTAATTTGACTTCAAATCCATGTTGCAGCAGCCAAGAAATTGCGGCTTCTTCATGCTTGCTAAAATCCCATTTCTTGTTTTCGAGACCTTGTAAAATAGCTTTCATGTTTTACTCCTTTCACCTGTTCTGTTCAGCAATCCGATACCATGTCTGGCGGGTCACACCAAGCTGCTTGGCAGCATCGGTGACTGTCAGAAGATCTTGCGAAACCTTTTCGTAAAGCTCCTTATACAAGGAAACATTATAAGCGGTAGGCTTTCTACCCTTATATTTTCCGGCGGCTTTCGCCTTTGCGATTCCATCAAGAAGTCTTCTCTTATATTCGGTTTTATCTTCTTCTGCGTCAATAACCGGATAGCCCTTTTCATTCAGTTTATATTTTGTCGAAATCTCCATTGCTCTTGCAACATCTCTAGGCAATTCATCAGAAATTTTCAGAGTGGCGCATTCATACTTGTCCAAAAACTGTTTGAATGTCTCGCTCCTATTGCTAATGTCTTTGTATCTTCCTTTTCTGCCCATGCCAACATAAAATGGCGTAAGTTCTTTGTCTTCAATGAAAAACCAGATATACACGCAATAATGCTTTTCATCTTCTGGCAACTTTTCCATTTGCTTTTCAAAGTCCATATTTTCTCCTTTGTTATTGCGAACTTCCAAAAGAAATGGTATAATACTTATACTACCATTTCTTTCTGTTGATGGATTGGTGGTTCTTGTTTGTAGCAGCGGCCTGTGGTGGGTCGCTGCTTTTTTATTTTTCTTCTTTGTTGGCATACTTGCGTGTGGTGGCCGCATCAGTGATACCATACTTTTCACGATACTTTTTGACCGTGCGCCAGAACGTAGCAGATTTCAGCCCAAGTTCGTTCATCATAATCTTCGGCGTGGTCTTTCCGTTCTGCCAGTCATTATAAAGTTGCCGAAACTTCTCTTCGTCTACTTCGACAGGCTTTCTACCCTTATACTTTCCTTCCGCCTTTGCGATTTCAATTCCCTCCTTCTGCCGTGCCAACATCGTTTCACGTTCCAGTTGCGCCAGAGCCGCAAACACAGTCAGCATAAATTTTCCGTTAGGCGTAGAAGTGTCGATGTTCTCTTTCTGGCTGACGAATTTGACGTTCTTTTTTTCAAGTTCTTCAACGATTTCCAGAAGGTCTTTCGTGGAACGTGCCAGACGGCTGAAACTCTCGATCACAAGAGTATCGCCCTCACGAACAAACGCCAGCATCTCTTTCAACTGCGGGCGGTCGGTGTTTTTGCCGCTCATTTTGTCAATGAACACTTTTTCAACACCAAGCTGTTCCATAATGACTTCCTGACGAGCCGTGTTTTGTCCGGCTGTCGAAACTCTTACATACCCAACTTTCATTTTTGCGTCCTCTCTTTCTATCACAGATTATATCATATTTTGATAGTACTGTCAATAACATTTTTGATAGTTAAAATTGCGTAAATTGTTTATTTCGACCATTTTATATATAAAAATTCGGACATTCTATTCAATTGACCTAAAGGGGGCAAAGATTTAAAATATCTTCACAAACAAAAAAATCCACCAGCCAAAAGCTGATGGACTGTCTGCAATAGAAAGGAGCAAAAAACATGAACTTTCCCACAACAACCGAAGAATTTCTGAAAACCCTCTCCCACGGCAAAGAGCCGACCAGCAAGGACAGGGAGTACGCAGAAGCTCTAGGTAAGCTGTCCGAATTGAACTACCGGGCAGGGTACGAAGCGGGAGCAACCAAAAATAATGGCTGAGTTTTGTGCAAGTCTACAAATTTTGACGTCAACGCTATCGAGTGCTATATGTAGCACTTCTTTTCTTGACTTAACACAAAATAAGGTTATACTAACATCACCAGCAAATGAAAGGAGGTGAATAAACATGAGTAGCCCTTACGCCGAGCGGTTCAAGCGAACGCTGACGATCAGCATGACTGACAAGCAGTTTGAGCATTTGCAAGCGTACTGCATCAAGAAGCGCGTATCGTTGTCCTTTGCGCTTCGAGATGCGTTCTTTACGCTGCATCCAATCCCGGAGACCGATGAAAACGAAAAATGATACGTCCGCTGAAGTTTGGCGACAGAAGCGAACGTATCATAACACATCCAGAGAGCATAGACCCTCTTTGGGTTATTATACCAGAGATGGCCTGCTCTCGCAAGATAGAAAGGCTAAATTTCTATGAATAATAATCTTGAAACCATCCGAATCTTCTCCGAAGATGTTATCCCTGTGTACGACACCGACACTGGCGAAAAGGTTGTGTTAGGTCGGGAGCTGCACGAGAGGCTCAAAATCAAGACCGCATACAAAGACTGGATTAAGCGCATGATTGACATTGGTTTTGTCGAAGGAACGGACTTTTCAGTTTTGCTCAAAAATGAGCAAAACCCTCTTGGTGGCCGTCCTAGCACAGACCATGTTCTTAGCCTTGACATGGCAAAGCACATTGCGATGATTCAGCGGACGCCGCAGGGCATGGAGATTCGCCAGAAGCTGATTGACCTTGAGAAGAACGTGGCCGTCAACCAGTTCGCAGGGGCATCCAAAGAACTGCAAGCAATCTTCGTTCTGGACAACCGTTCCATGCAGCACGAAAAGCGCATCTCTGCTCTTGAAACCAACATGACAGTGGACTATGAGCAGCAGCGTGCGCTTCGCCGTGCGGTAAACCGTGTCGTGGTTGAAGCACTTGGCGGCAAGACCTCTCCTGCATACCTTGACAAGTCCACCCGGTGCAAGGTTTACAGTGAATGCAACAAGGATGCACAGGACTGGTTCCATGTGAACAGCATCAGCAACGTTCCTCGCAAGGATTTTGACAACGCCATCGCCTATATCGAACGGTGGCGGCCTTGTGCAAACACCGTAATGATGATTCAGAACGTCAATAGCCAGACCCAGATGGCAGTTTGAAAGGAGAACAGCTATGCTTACCGCAGATAAGATTCAGGATATGGGGAAATACCTCAACTACGCTTTCGAGACCATGCTGAAGCTCTGGCGCACCGTTGACTACGGCGAGTGCGTCCACGAGCCTGTTATCGCTTGTGACGGAAAGGTTGTCGATAGCGGCCAGCTTTCCTTTGAAGCGAACGAAAACGGCGAGATCGAGCCGGTTCTGCTCCGTGACAGCAAGTGCATCATGCACGATGTGAAGTATTGGATGCCCTTGCCCAATGTTGAGTACTATCCATATCACGGTGAAATCGTGAAGTAAACAGCCAATAAGAAAAGCCAGTGGTTAGAGAACATCTAGCCGCTGGCTTTTTGTGTTACATTTGAATTGCTACGATTTCCCACGAAGAATAATTGGAAAGCCCAGAATAGGGGTGGATTTCAAAGTTTTTCGTCTCTCCCGGTTGGATATCCAAGACATAATCAATATCTCCGCACACGGGAACTTCTTCACCGTTCTCATCTTTCATCTTATACAAAACGATGACCTTTGCGCTTGTTTTGTACGCACTATTATTAGTTACTTTTCCGGTAAATCTCGTTTCATAGCCGCTACCGCGCTTTGAAGTATTGGTAACGGCCAGTTCACCGGCTCTTAAAACTTCTTTTCCATCACTCGGCTGATAGTTATAGTCCTGAGCCGAAACAGCCATTTCGATACCGGCAGGGATAGTACCGTCATACTCGTATGTGAAGTATCCGGCATACCAGTAGGAATCATCTTCCGCAACCCAGTCCAGATATTCATCGTCTGTTTTAATTACGGAGCCATCCTCTGCAACAACTGCGATTTCAATATGGGGAAACCAGACCGCAAGATTTTTGTTCGTATTCTCGATTTCAAGCGCATAAGAAATATAAATCGTGCTACCGTCACGCCACGCATAAGACCCATGATTCTTAATGCCTAACGGTTCATACTGTGTTGCATTAGTCTGCTCAAGTTCAATAAGGCCAGACCATTCATCAGGCTTTTTTGCAGCAATTGCACTGATAGGCATGGTAAAAATCAAAGCGGCAACAAGAATTGCTGAAGCAAACTTCTTCATCTTTACGTTCACTCCTTATTCGTCCACAAGGTCTGCGTACTTGACTTCGATGCGGGGCAGTTCATCAGTAGTGCTGGTCAATGCTCTGGTGATTTTTTCAAGCCCGGTGAACTCACCATAGACGGTGATAATATCATCATCCAGAATCTTCACAGCATCGCCGCCACGCTTGTCAAGCATATAATACTCGTCATCGGCATAGAATCCGTATCCACTGTTGTCCGTGTAGGTTCTCCATGCTTTTTCGCTGCCGGAGAAATTTGCGTCAATAATCTGCGAGACCTTTACCTTAACTACAATCTTGGTGCCTTCATACTTTTCAGGATAGCGGCACAGTTCCTTATAGTCCACAGTCTGGCACTCTGCCTTGTAATCGTCCTCGCTGATTTCAGGCACAACAGATGCAACGGAAGAAGCAGTGGATGCGCTTGCCTTAGATGTTGATTTACTGCTGCTTGCAGAGCCGTCAGAACTACTACCAGAGCCGCCAATGGCAGACAGGACAATCAGAACAATGATGGCGATGAACCACCAGCGCTTGTAGATGGGCGGCTTATTTTTACCGCCACACTGAGGGCAGACCTTTGCACTTGCGGCAATCTCTGCGCCACAGTGCTTACACGTTGTCATTTTGCTTTTAGCCATTGTAGATTCCTCCATTTTTTATTTATATGGCACTTGCAATGCCATGCATCATAAGATATGCGCCACAAGCCATAACAGCCACCGCAATGATTATGCCCCATATTGAAGCGGCAATCTTTTCGTTCTTTTCTCTCTTTTCTTTGTTCTTGTCATTCTTTTGGTTCATTACAGATTCCTCCCTTTCAAGGCTTGTAAGGCAAGTATAGCACAGAACACAGACCCTTTGTAGGGGTCTTTTTGTTTTTGCGCGGAATTTTTGAGATTGACAATGTGGGGTGGGGTGTTTTTCGCAGAAAAGAGGGGGTGGGTAGGCGAGGAAAACGCCTTTTTTGAATTTTTTCTACGCGAGGCGTCGACCGCCCCACCCCCGGCTCGCCCTATATACCCCAGAGGTGGAGACCCCAGCCCCCAGCGCACCCGGAACGGCTACACAGCACAGGCAGCAGCACAGACCGCGCCAAATGCAAGGCAGACCACGCCACGCACCGACACACACACGCCCGGACGCTGGACACGCTGCACCGGTCTGCACTCAATACCAGACCGCCCACGCCGGGTAGATCGTAACGGCGGCGGGCGCTGGAGGGCGGGCAACACCTCTATCATGCGTATTATGATAGCTCTATCACAGGCATGGTATATTGATAGCAATATAAACAAATATCACAAGGATATTTTGTTGTTTCTTGTGATAGTAAATTACTATCTATCTATTGACATACCATCCTATTGATAGTATAATAAAGGCACAAACAAGAACAAACCACATTGAACCAAAACAGGAGGACAAAAACCATGAAACTAGAATTCAGAACCAAGAACACCGCATACGGCATGGCACATTATCTGTGCATCGACACAAACGCAAAAACCTTTTCCCGCGTCCCTGACGGTTGGGTATCTAAGGACGTTCCTGTTGTAGCAAAGCGTGATATGGACGCGATTAAAGCTCAGGCCATTGCAGACGGGTACAAGGAGGTTTAAGCCATGACAAAGAAGGACAGAATGCAGATTGTGGAAAACGCAATCAACGAGTATCTGGCAGCCAAGCGCAGCGGAAACGCTGACACAATCAAAACCGCCGTTAATGGCATGGAAAACGTATATATTATGATGTGTAACGATTGTATCCCCGGCATTGAAACACTCCGGGAGCTGATTTTAGAGGTGCAATAAAATGACTAGATCGGACGAATTGAACGCTGAAATCAGAAATCAGGCCGTGCGCCTGTATCCCAAGTGTGCCGGGCTCTTTGAGCTGCCATTGATGGTATACACTCAGATTGTAGGTGATAACCTCATGAGGGCAAAGCCCTACCGCCTCAGCGTTGAGCGGTGCAAAAAAATTATTTTGGCTATGCCGGAATTTGACTAATTGGAGGGTATAAACAATGATTACTCTCGACTTTTCCCAGTGGGCTGCAATCTGGTACGTGGGCGGCATGATTTCCGGCGCGCTGGTTATGATCGCATTTCTTAACAGTTAACAAAGAGGGCTGAAAAAATGGAAAAATACGATGTAATAAACGCCATCAATAAAGAGATCGAACGTGAAAAGGACCTGTGCAGAAAGTACGTTAAATTAAACCCATCTGACAAGGACCAGCGCGAAAAATTGCGTGACGCTGCAATTGCTGCACTTCTCCGTGTTATGAATGCAATCTAAAATTGGAGGGCATGAAAAATGACGTTGTTCGAAGAAAAAGTGAACGAGTACCGCGAAAACAAGCGGCTTTTGGAAGAGCTGGAAGCGATGAACGAAAGCATTAAAGCAGATATTATCTGCATGATGCAGGGCGCGCCGGAGATGGCGCAAGGCACGGCAAAGGCTATCTATAAGGACGTTCAGAGTGTCCGACTTGATAGCAAGCTACTCAAGACTCTGCACCCGGATATATACGCAGAGTGCAGCAGCAAGACCACCTACAAGCGTTTTAGTGTGGTATAAGGGGGTGCAAGCTGTGATTTTATCCGCAATCTTGTTTTGTTTTTGGTTTTTTAGTGCTTTGTTTAAGGCAAGCAAGTGAGGAGGTCTATATATTATGACTAGTAATAAGGGATATGACGCAACGACCGGACTATATACCACCAGATACTATGCACGCAAGGTTTGCCCCGGTGACTGCGTTGTTGTCAAGGTCTGCGGCGGCTATATGATTATGACCGCCTCTAATTATAACATTTGGCGCAAGCAACGTTAACCTAGCCGGATACTTTAGCGGGGCTGCACCGTAAAGCAACCCCGATCCAGCCCAAAAGGGCAAAAAACTTTTTGCAAGTCCTGTTTTTAGGGCTTGCGATATGATACACTATAAAAAAAGGGCAAAAGCCCGGGAAAGAGGAAAAAATCATGTTAAAAGACGTTTCTAGCAGCGCCGCCGCCCTATATGATGGAGGATGGAGGAGCACAGACGCTGACCAACTCCGCGCGGAATACAACTTGACAGAAGAGGAAATACAAGAGCTTTGCGCTGCCCTTGCAGATCTTGAAGAAAAAAATAAATAATTCCTACCCCGCCCACGCTGGCGGGGCTTTTCTTTTGCCTTGCACCTGCTGAGGGTGCAGGGCTTTTCTTTTTGGCCTGCAACGTATCAGCCACGCGCAAGCGTTTACAGCGGCCTTTCTGCCGTCCATGCAATTATACAGCCCAAACGCCAAAACCATTTACAGAGCTTTACAGCGGAGTTTCCGTTGATTTGCCCTATTCCAGCGCACGCAATGCAGCAAATACACAAACCGCCTGCGCCCCAACTGCGCCACGCTGGAGGGCATACCGTCAAGCGCAGCATCTTCCACAATACCAGATACCGCCGCAACACCGGACGCTGTACAGGGCAGGGCAGTCGCCTATTATAATAAGGTATATAAGGGTGCAGCTGTGCGCCCCTGTTATGGATCCATGCCAGACAGTGCAGCACATCGCAGACCATGCCAGCCCGGCAACTTGCGATCTGGCACCGGTCAGCAGCCAGGGCGTACCCTCCACCCGGCGGGCAGTCCAGCAGCAACGGCGCGGCGGGCGGCGCGGAACCATTGACGGCTACCGCCGTATCTCTTTTCGGGCCTTCGCCCGATAGCTAATAGAAGTCAGCAATAGTCGTAGCGTTCCAACTGAAATAGTCGTAGCTAATAGTCGTAGTTTCTCCAATAAAATAGTCGTGGAATAGTCGTAAAGTCGTCAGACGACTGCTGTTTGAAAGTCCTATATATAGTATAATAACGAGCGGTTCGCTGATAGTCGCAGAGTAATGGTCGTAGCGTTTTCTTGCGAGCTATCGTCAAATAGTTGTGTATTTTTTGTGTAAAATAGTCGTTTGCCTTTTAGGAAAAGAGAAATGCGATAGTCGCTAAGTCATCTGACCGCATAAAATTCATAATTCATTACATATATTCACTCGTTTATTCACTCGCTAGCCATACCAAATTCGTATACCACCCGTACTTATTATAATATACCATTATATATCCTAGTAATTATCTAGGGATTATTCTGCTAAAATAGTCGTATCATCCGATTCGGTCTGTTCCCGCTCGATTTAATTCCCAGCAACGCACTATGGTATCTTAATTAATTCATAGCATTTTGCTAGGAATAGTCAATGCAACATTTATACATATCGAACCAACTACAAAATGAAGTCAATTCTCCATGTGAAATAGTCGCAGACCATCCACCAGCTAGAACCTCACGCCAGTTTTTGCCTACGGTCTGCTCTGCTGGCTGACGGTATAGCTTTTGGAGATAGAGGGGTGTAGGGGGAAAGAACCTTTGCAAAACACCTGGTTGTTATTTTCAGTTGTCGCAGTTGTCGCACCATTTTGGCGTGGGGGCCTCAAACAATTTATTTGTTTGAGGGGGGAATTAGGGGGATTATAGGGGGTAATAGGGGTTGTAGGGGAAAGAGGGGGAAGAAAGGGGGGAAGATTGGTATACCATGATACCAACGCATACCATTCGTATCAACTGGTACGATTCGTATCGCTTGGTATGCAATAATCGCATCCATTTCGTCTCAATCAGCCCTGCGATTAGATAAATAGTCGCTATTATCTGCCCATCTGGCTGCTATTATCGCTGGAAAGACGTGTAGGAGCCTGTCTGCCGCGTTTTTCTGATTGACCCGATAACTTTCACGTCCGAACTCAAAAAGCCGTTCTCCACGCTTCTGCATCGGTCTGGTTGCGTGGTCTAGTCCGGAATGTACCATCAGCATCAACGGAGAGCCGTCTACGAGCGTCTGTGGAGAGTTTTCGTGATAAAGTCGATAAAGTTATCGCCTAACACACAAAACGCCTTAAAACAGGCTTTCTCGTTGAGTTAACAAAAAAACGAAAAGAGCCACCATTGCTGGTAGCCCTTTTGCTTCTGTAATTTCATTGACGGAAAATGTTTATTGGGTTCAGACGATAACTTTATCATCCAAACCCTGTTATCTGTTTTTCTTGCCTATTCTACTGTGGCGATTGGAGCGCAGAAGCGATGTTACATCCACACGCATTCTTTGAACTGCTGGGTTTCCATCTGAAACGTGATGTCTAGTGACCCTACGTTGCCCTCTTTGTTCTTCTCAAGTGCAAAGTGATAATGCTCTTCTGGTCTCTTTTGCGTTTTCACTTTCTGTGCCAGCAGGATGATTGCATCAGCGTCCTGCTCGATTTGCCCGGATTCTCGCAGGTCTGCGGCAGTCGGTGGAATGCCTGTTCTTGCTGTCTCTCGATTGAGCTGCGCAAGAGCTACCACCAGCGTTCCTGTGGACTGTGCGAACTCATGCAGCGCCATGCTGATTTCCGTTACGGCACTGTATCGGTCTTTCGCTCCGGCTTGATGGATAAGCTGCAAATAGTCGATGAACACCACTTTTGCCTGCATCCTGATGGACTGCGTTCTAATCCATCCCACGCCCTTACCGGCAGCGGAGCGGACGTACAGCGGATATTTCTTGATAGCTGCCAGTCGGTCAAGCTCGTTAATGCTGACGGTCTTGTTTTTGACCGTGTGAAGCGGTACGCCTAGCTGGTTTGCGATGATACGAGCGTAGAGGGTATCAGGGTCGGTCTCTAGGCTGAAATACGCCACCTTGCGTCCGTTCTTGGCTATTTCACAGGCAAGTTGCAGGGATAGAGCAGTTTTACCGGCAGACGGTCTGCCGCCGATCACAACGAAGTTGCCCGGCACAAGATGCAAGTTGTTGTCCAGCACTTTAAGCCCTGTGCTGATATACTCCGGCTTATCGTCCAGCTTGCGGATGTAATTGTCTATACCATCGCACATGGGGATGAAATCGCTTCTCTCGCTGTGCAGGTTGATTGCTTCGCCTAGCTGCTCATAAATGCCCGTCAGGTCTGCGTATCTGGTCGAGCCATCAACGATTTTGAACGCAAGCCCTCTGGCTCTGGTCAATGCTGCCTGTTCCTTGACGATTCTAGCCCATCCCTGCATCATGTCATGGGTGACGTTACGGATGAACTCTGCGCCAAAGGCATCCAGACATTCACCCATAGCCTTCTTGCAGTTATCGTACCGACCCATGACTTCTACCGGGTTCCACTTGTCATTGTGTTCCCAATAGCCAAGAATAGCGGCGAATGTATCACGCAGTTCAGGACAGAAATCGTCGATTTTAAGGTCTTGCAGCACATCGGCGTATTCCGAGAACGTAAGGACTGCCCCCAGCAGGATGTATTGGGTCTGATTTTCAATATTCACCGCAGAAAGTCTCCCTCGTCAGGCAATTCAGCCATTGTCTGCTGATAGCCACCGTTCCAGTCCTTCACGTTACGCATCCAGTTCCGTGCAGCAGCTTTCCAGTCTTTCATGGGCGATTTTCCGACCTTCCAGCCATTTGCCGTGAAGTGGTCAACAAACCGCTCTGCTTCCAGCTCCGTATAGCCTTTTTCGGCAAAGTAGGCTTTGGCTTGCTCGATAGTTGGTGCCTTGAAGCGTTTGACTTCGTTGGTATTTTTCTTTTCACATTTTTCTTTTTTATCAGATTCAGATACAGAATCAGATACAGATAAGCTACCATCCGTATCAGTTGGTATGTTTGGTATACCATTTATACCATTCGTATCCTGCGATACCATTGGTATGCTTTCGTATTTTTTATCGTTCCAACGCTTGTTTATATTTTTCTTGTTCGCTTCTCGTCTACGCTTATCACGTTCTTCCATCTTCTGCACGTTCATATCATCGAACGCTTTTACGACTTTCCAGAGCATCCGCATAGCACGGTCGTTGTCGTATGCTGGCTCAAGTCCAGTCTCAACGTAGTGTGCGTAGCTGCGGACGAATGCTCCAAATTCCTCGTCTGTCAGCTCATCCATCGCATGAACGTGTTCCAACAAAAGAATCATTGATGCTCTCGGCTTGTGTTCCTGCTCCATACTTAATCCTCTTTGTAGCGTTTGTTCCATGCTTCGACAGCATCCTCTGCCGTGTCAAACAGTGCGCCACCCATGCTTTGATTGTCTCCATCCGTGCAAAGAATACATTTGCCCCATCCTTCGTGATGCAAGTCATAAGAAAGCCCACTCCACGGGTCCTGTTCGTACTCACATCCCAAATGACCATGAAAGTTGCCTTCATCGTCACACACACCAATGTAAACTGCGTTCTTGCCGCAGAACGGGCATCTCTTGAGTTCTGTCATTTTCTAAATCCCTCTCTCGTTCTCGTGATTCGCTTATGCGCCTTGACAGGCCTTGCGCCTTTGCCGTACGCTGGGCGGATATGTTTTGCCTTGATGTACCCACAAGGCGGCTTCGGCCCAAAGTCGAAAAGGCTCAAGTCCATAATGATGATGCCAAACTTCTTGTTCGTCATGCTTACTGCTCCTTACGCATACCATTTCGGTGCTTCGTTAAAGATTCCCACGCCTTCTGTAAAGCCAAGCCTATCTAAGGTTTCGCACATAATACCGTCCATCATGCTATGAACAATTTCCTCGTCATCGCCGTACTTACGGTACGCTTCCTGCATTTCTGCCGTAAACGCTGCAATCATATCTTGCGTAACAACAATATTGTTTTCCATAAGCCCTCCTATACCATCGGAAACGCCATCCAATGAGTCACCGTCACATCTTTCGGAAGTCTCTCGCCTATCTCGTCCCAGAACTGACCGTTTGCATAACAGCCGAGAAAATACGCTGTTGGCGAGATTCATTGCAACATTTTTCCATCTTTATCACGCCACGTTGTCTTAGTCGCAAGCAACAAAGGCTGCGTCCGCTCTCGTGGTGGTTTGCTGGCTGGATGCCAAAATGTGTTACTCATAACCTGTTCTCCATCAAAGAACCACAGTTTGGGCAGTAGTTGTAGCGGTCTCGATTGTTTCTCGCATGGCAATTGCTGCACATGAACCTCGTCTTATCTTCGTCTTGCACAATCCATTCAGCGGTACGCTCTAAAGCTGTCGGGGCATCTTCCACAACTTCAATGGCATCGCCAATACCGCAAGCACGGCATCTAACTCCATTGTAGTTCTCGCAGCCATCGCAATATGATTTCTTGATTCTTTCAATAAGTGCGTTTCGTTCAAGGTATTCTGGATAATTAGCCATTGTCTTTCACCTCGATTGTTGGTGCCGTGTCGATGTAATCAAGAACATCGTCTAGCGACAAGCCACCTATTGTTCCATCGTTATACTCCTGAATCCACGTCTCGATGTTTTGACGTAGTTCATTAGCATCAATCGGTCTGATTTTCATGTTTTCTCCTCTCAATCTCCTTGCAAACTGCTTTGTAAAACGCATCCCACGTCTCATAGTCGCAAGAATCGCCCAAAAAGCCTGTCCGCTTGCGCTCTGCAATGTCACGTTCAAAGCAACCCAACGTCTTGTCGGTCAGCTCCGGCAGAAGCGGCGCGATGTATCTGCAAACAAGGCTAGGCATATATGACCGTCTGCTCAAGCAGTAGCGGACAGCGCAGTTGCAGACAGCTCCAAAGTCGTCATTGGTGGGGTCAATCAAACCTTTAGGCTCGTCATCTTGCAAATCATATATGGTGCAGTCAAGAACGGTTGCGATTCTGAAAAGCCACATCTCTTTACATTTGCGTTTTCCGCACTCAATAGCCGATATGAAAGCGGCTGTTACACCGATTCTGTTCGCAAGGTCTTTCTGCTTGACGTGCAGTTCAATCCTGCGCTTTTTGATTTTTTCCCCTGCTGTCATCTTTCTTCTCCCATTTTTTGCATCCACGTTCATCCCACACGAAGTCTGCAACGTGTTCTGACTGGTCGTTCACGCACACGCCCTCCGGCTCTGCGTACCATTTGCAAGAGTCACAGGACGGTTCGGATTTGTTCTTGCAGGATTCTGCCGTGCATCGGATAGCCTTGCCAGCAGAAAACTGTTTGATGCCCATGCAAGAGCAATGTTCGGTGGTGCAGTAAACGTCCATTATCTCTCCCCTCTCTTTCTCCTTCTGGCGGCATTGAATCGCCCGATCACTCGCTTATACTCCTCGTAGCACTCCGGGCACAGGTCGCCTGTGTCCCTGCGCCACGCCCAGCCATTGAAATATTCGTCAGGGTTCATCATTCTGCCGCTCAGAACCGCTCCGCAGCGGTCGCATACTCGCTTGTGGTAGATTCCTCTGTCAGTCTGCATTAGATTCGCCTGCTTTCTTTTTAGATGCGCGTTTTTTATTTGGGCTTTTAATCTGCTGTGGGATAGAATCAATCAGATTCTTAAACTTCTGCATAGTTTGATATTCAATCAAGCCAAGCATAAACTGCGCTAGTTCTAATGGCGTTCCAACCTGTTCCGAACGACCGTCAGGATATGTAATGATTTTCATTGTTCGTTCTCCCCAACATCCTTAAACAGAATTTCTTTGTCAGCTTTCCAGTCTTTGATTTTGCACGGAATATCCGTGCCGGGCACGGTCTTTTTCAGTCCATCCATCTGCCAGACGTTCCACGAGATGGTGTCTGCAATGCAATCAAGAAACACAGGCATACATCCCATTTCAATCCGTTCTGCACCGAACAAATACCTGAAATTTTCAACCAGCGTCAGGAACAGGTTGCACCGTGCCAGCAAGAGATTGTCTCCCTGCCACTCATAGCCGTATGTTGATGCGTAGGCATTGATTGCCCAGCGCATCCATTCGTCATAGTAATAGAGCCTCTCTGCCAGAACATTCAGCTTTCTATCCAGCAGACCGATTCTGTCCGGCACAGCAATCATCTGCCCTGTGGTGGTATCATATCGGCTTGTCAGGAATGGTGCTTCTCCGCAGGTCACTTCAAGACAGGTCTTGTTAATGTATTCCTTCCAGTCCTCGCCTTTTAGGTCGTTTTCGGCAACGTCTGCCATCTTCTTGCAGACCCATGTCGGCGTGAATACCTCTGCTTTCTTGCTGGTGCGCTTCTTTTGGTCTGCAAGCCGTTTCTGCACACGAGGAACAAGCTGAACCTTGTCCAGTTGTTTCAGCGTGATCTCATCCGCAAAGCCAACACCAAGTTCAGGCGGCGGGTCTGTCGCCCAGATGATGTTCTTGCCTGTCGTGTGGTCTTGCAAGAGGACAGGCAGGAACGTGCGTAAGCAGGGGTCGGAGAAATCAATCAGTTTTCCCATTTGTCAGCCCTCACCATGATTTTGTTTTTTTCTTTCAGCCAGTCCTTAACGCAATGGAAGCAATGCTCACGGGTCTGGCAACGCTCCGGATCACGATGTTTGATAAGCTCGCAGATGCCCCGCGTAAAGTTTTCTGTAATATCTTCGTCCGTCATGGAACGGATAAAATCGCCGTTAGTCATCCTCGACCACCTCTTCTGCTACCTCTCTGTACTCCACATTAATCCCCTTCGGCAAAGCCGTCTGGTACTTCTGTGCGAGCTGTTCTGCACTCTGGGCATCGCCCAACGGTTGTTCAGGCGGCGCAACGGTGACTTCCACGTTGTCACGCATACCAAAGTAGTTCTTGGCTCGGAAAATCCACTCTGCCGGGTTCTCCTGACCATACATACCGTTGTACGCCCACATGGACTGCATTTGCAGAATCAGCTTCAGAATGTACTTTTGCTGCAAGCTTTCGTCACGGCGCTTGCCTGTCATAATCTGTCTCAGGCTAGGCCATTCGATGCCCAGCACCAGCGCAATCCATTCCACCACAGGGGAGATTCTGGCTTCGATGCAAGCGTCAAAGAAGAAGTCAAGGCGTTGCTGCACTTCAATGGGGTTGTTCATGTCCACGCTCGGAAGGTCGCCAAAATACTTTGCCGCAATCATGCCGACAACTTTCTTGTCATCTTCATCACCGATTCTTGACTGTAAATCCCCTGTGTTCATCATTTTCAGCTTCTCGATAGCCAACGCTTGTTGCTCCTTTACCTTCTTGCTGACCTGTGATCGGATGCTCTTGTTTTTGTTGAGGTTCTGTATCCGCTTCTTCTCACGTTCTTTCTCACGCTTCGCAGCGGCTTGCTCTTTTGCCTTTTGCGCTCGCTTCTCACGCTTTTTCTTTTCAGCTTCGGTCAGTGGCGGTCTACCACGACCACGCTTCGGAGGTGTTGCCATGTGTCAGACCTCCTTGATGGGCTTCCAAACAGGGTATGCGTATGGATGCTTTGCAACGACATTCCACAACCACTTATATGGATAACCCACGCAATCGGACTTTGTGATCGCCCCAGCAATCGCCATCACATAGCCGTTTTCATCTGCATCTTCTTTCTTAGGCGGCTGCTCGAATGTGCTTCTCCACAAGCCATCAAACCCGATTTCGCTATAAGAGCAGGTTTTGAAATAATGCGTAGCCATTCCAAGTTCTTGCTCAATATCGCTGAGAATGCTGTTGTCATCCTCGTCCGTTTCGGTTTCAAGAACAAGGTAAATCCGCTTTTTCACACTCTCACCTCTTCATTTTCGTTTCGATGTTGTCCAGCTTCCATGCGATTTGCCAGACTGCACAGCAACCGTCCAACTGCCGCCACCAAGCGCACTTTTCTTTCTCGCAGACGCACCGACCAAGCGGATTGCTGGTTAGCTTCATCGGGCAGTAAAGTTCGTTATCCATGATTTTCCTTATCCCTCCAACTGAAGATGAGCGTTTACCATCTTGACGGGAAAAAACTCATCTATCTGCAAAAACTCTCCGCTTTTTAAGCTGACACCGCCAGACAATTTACTTACCGAAAGGTTCACGTTAGCTTTCACGAGAATTTCGCCGTTAATCTCAAACACATCTCCATACTCCAGACACCCAAAATTGATTTCTTTTCTCTCAATGTCGCAAATTTCCATCATTTCCACCCCATCACAACAGCCGTACAAACGGCCAAACACACGTTGATGAACACCCAGACGAGCATTGCCTGCCGTTTTTCAAACAGGCTGTCTGCCATGTTCTTGATTGTCCGTTCAGACTGAACTACTACCGCCAGCAGGACTAAGCAGACCAGCCAGCGAGTTACAAATTCAAACATTGTTAGCTCCACCTTTCTCTCAGCTCTTTTTCGACCTGCTCTGACTTTGCGGTGATGTAATCCGCAAACTCGTCAGGTGTCATGTCCTCGTTTTTGAACTGCCCAACCATCTCCCAGTACCTGTCACCAATGCGAATGATTTTCTGCACCTGTTCATCGGTCAGGTCTGCATCGCACCGAAGGTTCTGAATCAGTGCGCCCCATGTGGTGGCAACGCCATCCAGAGCCATGCGGAATCCGTACAACTGGTTCTGCCGTGCGATTTTGCGGAGGTTGGTCGGCTTTACCTGTTTACCGCACAGAGGGCAGTTTCCGAATTTATTCATCCGACTGCTCCTTATCGGTGGAAAGCTCGAATGTAACTTTTAGCTTCTTGTTTCCAATAACGCCCCACACCTTTTCGAGCTTCGTTTTGTCGGAACGCTCCATTTCAGTAATAAAATGAGACAGAACAGCGGAAACCGCTTCATCGGTCACATTAGACTTGCTTCTCCACAACTGCAATCCATCTTTTCGCTGCTTCATCATCGTTCCGGCATAGATGGTTCCGAATAGCCCACATCCAACATGATATTCAGCCATTTTTATTCTCCTTTCAGCCAGTCGTTCAGCTTTGCCATGCAAGAGGGGCAAAGAAGAATGCTCCACCCTTCTTTCCCGCAAATTATTGTCCGAACTTCAATTTTCCCATTCATTTCGTTCCATTTGTTCCATTCTTCAAGCGTATACGTTTCGCCGCACCTATCGCATACCATTGTCATTTTTATTCTCCAATCTCTTTAGCAGTCCATCCACGTCATACCGCCAATGGACACGCAGCATTTTTGCTTTGACCTCTATCCCCTCTTGCTCTGCCCACTGCCAAGGGATGCTCTTGCGGCTCTCGTTGTATTGGAACGCCAAAACCTTGTTGGCAGGGATTGCAAAGGTGCGGTTGACCGCCCGGTAATTGACTATCACATGGGCGGTCTGACCGCTGTACCCCATTGCATCCACCATGTCCGTGATGTGCTTTTCCTTGCGGTATTTGCACTTTGCCTTGTCGTATTTGCCGAACACCTTTTCCAGAGGGATAGAGGGCGTTTCAATGGTTTTCAGCTCAAACAGGTGGTTCATCGGGTAACGGTACACAAGGAAGTCGCAGATGTTGTCGATGGAGAAAGACAGGTTCTCGTTGCCGCCGTAGTAGGTGGCAGCACTGTCCTTCAGACGGTAGCACCACGCATCCTTTGGCACGGACGCTTTGAAGTCCGCTTCAAATTGCTTGCCGGTGTTCATGTACAAAGTCCTTTGTTGATTCGGTCTAACATTTCAGGCAACTCAGGCATTGGCATCCAAAACGGGTACTCATCAGGAAACGATTTGACCAGCTCCCAATATTGCTGTAAGATTCGCCACTTATTCATGCTTTCAGAAAAATACACAGAAAGCACAAACAATCCGTCTTGGTTCGCATCTTCCTTTTTCGGAGGGGTCTTTGCCGTTTCTCTCCATTCGTTCATCCTCGTTCACCTCTAAATTCACTTCCGAGAAACCGCTTCTTGCCACGTTCACGGTGCTTGTCCTCGTAGTTGCGGTGGTACACGCTCTGGCTGTGGTTCAGTTCATGCACGAACGCCTTGCGTTCCTCGAAGTCTTTCTTCTCTGCCTTGTACTTCTCGCAAGTGTCGTGGCAAGCTGTGCAGCGTGATGTGCAGTTGAGACAACAGGTAATCATCTTCCAAACGCCCGTCCAGCCAGATAGCGCAGCTCTTATATAAGGTAGGCGGTCAGTCCGTTTTGTCTTTGCAAGCTTGTTTACAGGCTTCGCATTTATGAAACGGCTTATCAAGCCAGCACTCAAACAAAAGACATTTAGGAAGGTCAAATTCCATAGGAGCCTTTCTTCCGTGTGTTCTGTTTCTTCGGACGTGATAATGGCAAGCCATTACATATCCATCAACATCCTCTCCGTATGCACAACTTGTTGCATCAGGTGAAACCATGTGCTTAACATTGATTTCGATTTCTTTTCTCATCTTATCACTCTTTTCGAAATTTACGTTGATGCGTTATTTTAGAATGGCAAATCTTCACTTTCCTGAATTACGGCAAAGTCGCCAGTATCAGGCGAAGAACCAGACCCACCAGCCAGCGTTTTCTTCGGCCTGACCTCATAATCGCCGGAACGAATCTTGTCCACGCTGGTGAATCGGTCAACGACAAGTTTCGTCTTGATGTTGCCATCGTTGCCCATGTACTCTTCCTCACGGAGAACCACGCCGACCAGTTTGCCACGCAGGGTCTTCTCATCGTTGTTGAACTTGTAGCCTGGATTGGACTGCTCCACAGAGGTGATGAAGCCCTTGAAGAAGGGCAGTGCCTTCTCCTTGTAGCTCTTGATGGTCTTGCCGCCCCATGCCCATTCGCCCGGATTCAGCTTGCCACGCTCGATAAGGGAAGCGGTCTGCTCGCGCCAGTATCCCTTGAACTCGCCCTCTGCGACTTCCCACTCGATGTTCAGACGCTCCTTTTCAGGCTCGTCCGTTGCCTTGCAGATACCGGCAACATAGCCGCCAACAGGCAGGTCACGGCGCTCGGTGGCTTCCTGTACGTCATTCCAGTTGATGTTTTTCATTTGTTACTCTCCTTTGTGATCCGGCTGAACCGGGATGTTGTAATACTCACGGATGGTCTTGTCTACGGCGGCAAGGTCGTTCTCGATCAGTGCATCGTTGAACATCCCAAGAGGGGTTTTCACGGTGTCCATCCCATCGTTGCGAGTGCTGAACAGGTATCGCCCATCCTGCACAACGGTTTTCAGAACGATGGTGAAGTACCCTTCCACGCAGACCTTCTCGTCCAGTAGCTTGCCGATGGTCTTAAACTTCTCTCCGCCATCGCCGTCACGCTCGCTGTGTCCGAAAAAGTAGACCACCACATCGTCCGGCAGCTCCTTCGCTCGCATCAGCAATGCATTGAAGTTGGCGGCCATGTCGGTGAACTTCTGGTATCCGGCGACCTTTGCGTTCCGCATGAACTCGCCGGTCATAAGGTAGGTGGCATCGTCAATGACGATTGACTTCCGCTTGGTGCTGTGGATTGCGGCATCAATCTTACCGTAGTCGTTTGTGATATAGGTTTTCATGTTGCTGCGGAACGGCAACGGCTTACCAAGCACGTTGATAACCGCAACCTGTTCTGGGTCAAAGTTCCGAAGCGAAGCGGACTTACCGCTGCCGGAATGACCGTAGACCATTACTAATACTGCCATCAATTGTTCTCCTTCCTCGCTTCTTTTCTCGCTTTACGGCAAGCCGGGCAACGCTTGGGCAGTGCCATGTTATGCGATTCAAAGAAAATGCGCTCTGCACGAGAAACCTTGAATGCTTTGCCGCAGTCACGACACGTTTTCTCAATGCTTGTGCTCTCGTCCCACGAAGCCCTTATTTCGGCATTCTCAATAGCAAACGTTTCCTTGAATCGGTCGCCAAAGCTCCTAACGAGTGTATGTTGCGGTGCGTGACCGTTTCTGCGGAGCGTTTCCTCCAAATTGTTCCTTTTGCAACTTGTGCAAAGAGTTTCGGTGCTGTTCGGAAACACCGAAAAAGGCTTATTGCACTTTTCGCAGTGCTTGATTTCTTTCTTGTATTTGCTCATTTTCTTTCCTTTCTTCGGCTTCATTAGGCATCATTATTCTTACTTCGGCTTAACTTGGCTGTACAATAATCAATCTCCCCAGCAAACGGAATCCGCTTCATCTGGCCGCTGCCATTCAGGCTCTTCGTCCGTCCTGGGCGCGAAGTAGTAGTCATCGGGCGGCTCAACCACGCCACCGAACCGATCAAAACAGCCGGAGCAATCGTACATTTCGTTCATGTTCATACTGTACCTCCCAGTTTCAGGATTTTCGCCTTCATCTCTTCCACAAGGGCTTCCAACTGAGATATGATATATTTCATCTTGCTGAAGCTCCTCGTTACGGAGTTCCACTGGTCCATATCTATTTCGACTGTATTCCATGTATGACCGCAGTTCTCGCAGAGTCTCCGTCGGATGATGTTGTCTTCACATGATGTGCTGCGATAGATTTTGATTTTCTCGCTTCCGCATGTCGGGCACTTCA